CATCAATTATGTTGATAGTCTTTTTATCAAATGCCTTATTGAGAATTCTATTAATCATAGCTCCCATTTTTGGCATTGCAATCCTATCTGCTATAGACTTATCAATTTTTAAATTTTTAACAACTCTATCTTTTTTATTACTGTTAAAAAGTCCTGCTAATACAAATTTTGAAAACCCTTTATCTATTCTATTATATTCAGTTTTAGATAACAGATTTTTCAACTGAAACATTAAACCACTATGGCATACATCTATATACATAAACCCTGCTGTTTCAATACCCTTACCTTTCTCTACTGACTTAAATAACTTTTTAGCGTCCATTTCAAGTGGGATTAATTTTTTAATCATGTTAGCTGATTTTTCGATAATCTCATCTGTAATGCTTTTAGCTATTGAGTTTTTAACAATAATTTCACCAATATCTTTAGTTAGTTTACTACTGTTAATTGAATCATATAACTGTTCTATTGATGATTTATTGTTAGTATCGATATTTAATGCATTTCCATTTTTCATAATTTACCTCTATAAGTTGTTGCCGATTCGTCGGCAGGTTTAAAAATGTTAGGAATAATTCCTAACTCTTATAACCATTATTACACTTTTAAATCTAATTGTCAACATTCTGTAAAGCCCTATTTATAGAGGGATACAAGGCATTTGCCGATTCGTCGGCAGATAGTATATAGTTATGTGAGTGAGTACTCACTAACCTTAATATGGGGGGGTATACCTAGCCCACCCATACCCTATCCCCCCTTTCGGTGTGTGTCATGCTGTCGCACGCATACATATTATTCTGCACAAATAATTAAACACATTTTGAAACTAGAGATAATACACTTTCCCAGAAACCCCCCCGTCACTTTTTTTGGTTCCATACCCACCCCACATATGGTATTCTGTAAAAATGAAGACGTATGCACCTATATTTTTTATACCCGCTATATTCTGGGCTGTGATTTATTTTACCTATTCACATGCTTGGAAGTTGGATGACCTAGACCCCTATAAACGGTGTGAAGAAATATATCACCTAGCAGTAACCTTTGCGGATATTAGAAACCATGACCTAATACCATCGGTAAAAACAAATAGGATGCTCACCCCATTTGAGCAAGACGTACTTCACGAAGTAGATAGAAGAGTGGTAGAATTAATGCATCTAAAACTAAATAAACCAGAAAAGTATAAAGGAATGTTAGAGAATCCAAATGCTATTGGTTTACAGATATATGACGAATGTTTGTTAGACGAAGGTATCTACGAGTGAGAAACAGAATAGAGCGATTCCTAGAATTAGGGTTTCTTTTTCATATGTTTCTTTGTGGTGTAACTTCTATTATAATATTTTTTTCTTTGCCTTTTATATTTATATATTTTATACTTCGACTTATAAGTGGATAATTACTTGGGATAACCCATGCCGATATTGGAGACAGAAGGAAGTGTGCATATACCACATGTAGATGTGGATTTTTCATCGAAAGAATATAGTGAAGTTTTAAATAGAGGTCAGAATATAGTTTCTGATTTTGAAGAGGCGTGTAAAAAACATTACTTAGGCTCTATGAGTGGAGTAGAAGTAGCCAATACTATAAAAGAAAAAAGTAGCCCACTAGACGACCCAGAGGAAATACGAACCTTTGTTGTAAATAAATTACTACTTGAAGCTGATACAGGAGATAGTCGCAATAGACTACGCGCATTAGAACTCCTTGGTAAAGTTGGGGAAGTTGGACTCTTTGTTGAGAAAAAAGAAGTTGTTCATAAAAACTATCAGGAAGAAGAAGTTGATAGATTACTTGAGCAAAAAATTAAAGAGCTTATGCATGAGAAAACCGTTGAAGCACAAGTGTTAGAACTTGAAGAAGAAGCAGAAGATATTTCTGATGCTGAATTTACTGAAGAAGTTAGGGAGACTACCGAAGATTAATGGATAATATCGAAGATATTGATTTAGATAACGTAAAGTCCCTACCTCTAAAAGAAAAAATAGCCCTTCTTGACCTGTTTAATAATCGAAGTAAGGTTAAATCAAAGACAGGATTCTTATCTTTCGTAAAACAAATGTGGCCTGAATTTATTTCAGGTCGCCATCATGCAAAAATAGCTAAAGCATTTGAGCGGGTAGCGGAAGGAGAGACAAAAAGACTCATAATTAACATGCCACCACGACATACAAAGAGTGAATTTGCTTCCTATTTATTACCAGCATGGTTTTTAGGGCGTTTTCCCCGTAAAAAAGTAATTCAAACTTCACACACCGCAGAATTAGCAGTAGGTTTTGGTAGAAAAGTAAGAAACTTGGTAGGTGGTGAAGCGTTTGCAGGTATATTTGATGAAGTACAACTACAAGCAGACTCAAAAGCAGCGGGTAGATGGAGTACAAATCATGGCGGAGAGTACTTCGCGATAGGTGTAGGCGGTGCTGTAACTGGTAAAGGTGCTGATTTGTTAATTATTGATGACCCACACTCGGAACAAGAAGCAGTAATTGCTGAAACAAACCCTGAAGTTTATGATAAAGTATATGACTGGTACACGTCTGGCCCACGGCAGAGACTTCAGCCAGGGGGAGCTATTGTCATTGTAATGACAAGGTGGTCAAAACGCGATTTAACAGGTCAAGTTATTAAAGCAAGTGCGCAAAGAGGTGGAGATGATTGGGAAGTTATCGAGTTTCCTGCTATTATGCCATCAAACAAACCTTTGTGGCCTGAGTTTTGGAGTAAAGACGAGCTAACAGCACTAAAAACACAACTCCCACTATCAAAATGGCAAGCACAGTACCAACAAGCACCAACATCTGAAGAAGGAGCGTTAATTAAGCGCGAATGGTGGAACATATGGGAAAATGATAACCCACCACCTTGTGAATTTGTAATTCAATCGTGGGATACAGCGTTTTTAAAGACAAATAGAGCAGACTATTCTGCTTGTACTACGTGGGGGGTCTTTTACCATACTGATGAAGACACAGGAAAGCAAACATCGAACATAATTTTACTCGATGCGTACAGAAAACGTATGGAGTTTCCAGAATTAAAGGAAACAACTTATAACATGTATAAAGAATGGAAGCCCGATGCATTAATTGTAGAGGCAAAAGCTGCAGGTGCGCCACTTGTATTTGAATTAAGGGCAATGGGGGTTCCAGTATCCGAGTTTACACCAAGTAGAGGAAATGATAAGATTGCGAGAGTAAACGCGGTAACAGATATTTTTGCATCAGGTATTGTTTGGACACCACCAAGTAGGTGGGCGGAAGAAGTTGTAGAAGAAATCGCAGCTTTCCCTGCAGGCGACCATGATGACTATGTAGATTCAACAACACAAGCTCTACTTCGTTTTAGACAAGGTGGGTTTGTGAGGTTATATTCAGACGAGGAAGATGAAGAAATACCTTGGTACAGAAAACGTAAAGCGGCATATTATTAGGAGGAAAAATGAGTGATTTAAATGAGTTTTTTGAGTACAATAAAAAAGTAGCAGAAAGAATGATTGATGTAATGGAATTAGATTTTCAACTTCACCAATCGTTAATTAAAAAGTTAGCCCAAAGAGATGAGGTAATCCAGAAGCTGACAAAAAAGATTGAAGCATTAGAGGGCATTGAAGCAAAAAAAGCTAAACTAGCTGCACCTCTTACCCTAGACGAAGGATAAATTATGGCTATAGATAAAGCAATAGGTATTGAAGTAACTAAAATAGAACCTACAGAAGAAATAGAAGTAGAAGAAGAACAGGATAATTCTATTGAAATAGAAATGAATGAAGATGGTAGCGTTGAAGTTACTATTGATAAAACAACAGACCCTGTATTTGAAGGTGACTTTAGTCAAAACCTTGCTGATAATTTAGATATAGACCAACTTAATCAAATTTCTGACGACTTAGTTGGAATGTTCGAAGCAGATAATGAATCATTAAGTGAGTGGAAACAAACTTATGAAGATGGATTAGAGCTTCTTGGTTTAAACATAGAGGAAAGAACTGAACCTTGGGATGGCGCATGTGGTGTATTTCACCCATTATTATCTGAAGCAGTTGTGCGCTTTCAATCTGAAGCAATAACAGAAACATTCCCCGCTGCTGGCCCAGTTAAAACAACTATTATTGGAAAGCAAACAAAACAAAAAGAAGAAACTTCAAGTCGAGTTAGAGATGATATGAATTATCGTCTCACAGAACAAATGACAGAATATAGACCAGAGCATGAGAGAATGCTTTGGAATTTAGCCATTGCAGGTTCTGCATTTAAGAAAATTTATTTTGACCCAGCTATGGGTAGACAGACAGCACAGTTTATTCCAGCGGAAGATTTAATTGTAGCTTATGGTTCTTCAGATATAACAACAGCTTCGCGTGTGACACACGTTATGAGAAAAACTGAAAACGAAATAAAGTTTTTACAGGTTAATAATTTCTATTCATCGATTGATTTAGGTGACCCAGGTTTTATGCGTACATCTATACAGAAGAAAAAAGACGAAGTTGAGGGTGTAGATATATCTGAAGATGATAGATATGAATTATTAGAGATGCATGTAGAATATGATTTAGGTGAAGACCCGAATCAAATTGCATTACCTTATGTGATTACTATTGAGCGTAATTCTTTACAAGTGCTTTCTATTTATCGTAACTGGAAAGAGGATGATGAATTAAGACGTAAGCGTAATCACTTTGTACATTATACTTATATACCAGGATTTGGATTCTATGGATTTGGACTTATTCATTTACTTGGCGGGCATGCTAAGTCTAGCACTTCTTTACTTCGACAGTTAGTTGATGCAGGAACATTAAATAATTTACCAGGTGGATTAAAAACTAGGGGCCTTCGTATTAAAGGTGACGATACTCCAATAATGCCAGGAGAGTTTAGGGACGTAGATGTTCCAGGTGGAAAAATCCTTGATAATATCACATTCCTCCCGTACAAGGAGCCATCACAAACTCTTTTGGCATTGTTCCAAAATATAGTTGACCAAGGTAGAAGCATGGCAGCAATCTCTGATTTTAAATCCGTAGACTTAAATAGTGAAGCGCCTGTAGGAACTACTCTTGCGATACTTGAAAGAATGTTAAAAGTTATGAGTGCTGTGCAAGCTCGTATGCATAACACTATGAAGATGGAGTTTAAACTCTTAAAAAATATAATCGCAGACCACACATCAGAGGAGTATGAATATGACGCAGATGATGAAGCAATCAAACGTGAAGACTATGAGTCAGTTGAGGTTATTCCAGTTAGTGACCCCAATGCTTCAACTATGTCAATGCGTGTGGTTCAATATCAAGCTGCACTACAGTTAGCACAACAAGCTCCACAATTATATGATTTACCATTATTACATCAGCAGATGCTACAAACACTAGGTATTAAAGATGCTCAAAAACTTGTACCTACTGTTGACGATATGGAACCAAAAGACCCAGTATCTGAAAATATGGCAATAATGACAGGTAAACCTGTACGTGCTTTCTTGTATCAAGACCATCAAGCACATATACAGACACATATGACAGCCGCACAAAACCCACAAATACAACAGTTAATAGGTCAGAATCCTATGGCAAACGCCATACAAGGAGCATTATCTGCGCATATTGCTGAACATGTGGCTATGCAGTATAGAGCGGAAGTTGAGAAACAAATGGGTGCAGAGTTACCACAACCGAATGCTAAGATGCCGCAAGATTTAGAGTTTGAAGTGTCTAAACTTATGGCTCAAGCATCACAGCAAGTACTACAACAGTCACAAGCCCAAGCTGCGCAGCAGAAAGCGCAACAAAAAGCACAAGACCCAATAGTACAAATGCAGCAACAAGAACTTGCATTAAAGCAAGGCGAGTTACAACGTAAGATACAGAAAGACCAAACCGATGCTAAATTGGAAGAAGAAAAAATTAGGTCTGATGCAAATATTGAAGGGGCTAAACTTGGTGTTGAGTTAGCTAAACAAGAAAAGGAACTAACGGAGAAACAAAAAGTAGAAGGGATTAAGTTAGGTCTACAAATATCAAAAGGAGAGTAAATGAGTTCTATTGAGGAGGAATTTAAAAAGGAAGTGCGAAAAATTATGAATGATTACGCTGATACTGTTTCGACAGGTGGCGCACAGGATTTTCCACAATATCGGCATCTTGTGGGAGTGATAGAAGGGTTAGCAATAGCTGAGAGGACTTTTCTTGATTTAATTGATGCTGCAACAAAAAGTGAGGACATTCCATGACAGATACAAATGTTGAAAAAGTTCCTGAAAAGGAAAAAGACGATAAACGAGCAAATCGTTTACCAAAACCAGCAGGTTATAAAATGTTGGTTGCTCTACCTAAAATTGAAGAAAAAACATCAGGTGGTATTATTAAAGCTTCTAGCACTCTTGAAAGAGAAGCTACTGCCGCTAATGTTGGATTCGTTTTAGGACTTGGCCCAGATGCTTATAAAGATAAAGAAAAATTTCCAAATGGCCCTTGGTGTAAAGATGGCGATTGGGTAATTATGCGTTCTTATTCTGGGACTCGCATGACAATAGACGGAGAAGAGTTTCGTATGTTAAATGATGATGCCATAGAGGGTACAGTACTAGACCCTAAAGGCCTTTTAAATGTATAAGGAGGGAATATGGCAGAAGAAATAAAAGACGAAACTAAAGAGGAAAATGTTGAATCTGAAAATCAAGAAGTTGAATTTGAAATAGAAGATGACATGCCCGAAGAGGATAGAAAAGTCCTCGATAAAGATAAAGAAACATCTGACGAAAAACAAAAAACAGAATCTGAAGAACAAAACCCAGATGAGTTAGATAAATATAGTGAAAACGTTCAGAAACGTATAAATAAGCTGAAGCGTGAATACCATGACGAAAGAAGAGCTAAAGAGTCTAAAGAAAGAGAAGCTATTGAAGCTTTTCGTTATGCTGAAGCGTTAAAAAAAGAGAATGAAAAATTAAAGAAAAACCTTTCAACAGGTGAAGATACTTTAATTAAAGAAGCTCAAGATAAAGCTGAGTTAGCGTTATCTGAAAGTAAAGCTAGATTTAAAAAAGCATATGAAGATAATGACCCAGAAGCTATGGCTGAAGCACAAGCTTCTATTTCAAATGCAACTGCGTTGAAACACAAGTGGGAAAGCTACACCCCACAATATAAAATGAAAGAAAGTACTTTACAAACGCAGCAAAATCAATATAATCAAGGAAATGGGCAAAATGTTCCTGCACCTGACCCAAAACATGTACAACTTACTCAAGATTGGGTATCAAAAAATACATGGTTTGGTAGTGATTCAATCATGACTGGAACAGCCCAAGGTCTACATCAAGACGCAGTTGATACTAAGAAATTAGTCTCTGGAAGTGAGGAATACTGGGCTTATATAGACCAAAATATGCGGAACTTGTTTCCCGACAAATTTGAAGATGTTAGTGTTGAAGAGAAAGAAGGCGACTCAGATTTGATAGAGCAAGCTCCCAAAACCAAAATTACGCCAAATAATGTAGTAGCACCTGTTAAGCGTAACCCGTCTTCTAAAAAAATTACGTTAACCGCAACTCAAGTTAGCCTAGCTAAAAAATTAGGTGTTCCTTTAGAGGAATATGCAAAACAAGTTGCCCAACTTAATAGATAAAGGAGATGCACATGACACAGTCAAAAACACGTTCTAGCAGAGAGCTAAATACAAGAGATAAAACAGAGAGAGTGAAAAGCTGGGTTCCACCACAGCAATTGCCAGACCCGAAGCCCCAAAATGGATTTCGATTCCGTTGGGTGAGAGTTTCATTATTAGGGCAGAAGGATGACAGAAACATGTCAATCAAATTGCGTGAAGGTTGGGTTCCAGTTAAAGCAGAAGAACATCCAGAAATTGTTACTGAATATGGTTTTAGTGGCAATAAAAGTGGAAACATTGAATCTGGTGGTCTGATTCTCTGCAAAATACCGACTGAAACTGCTGAGAGTAGGAATAAGTATTATGAAAACCAAAACTCACAACAGATGCAGGCGGTAGACAATAATTTCATGCGGGATAACAATCCTCGTATGCCACTATTTAGTGACAAACGTTCGACTGTTTCTCGTGGTAACGGTTAAATTTTGATTTTAGGAGTTTATTATGGCTTATCCAACTGTTGACGCTCCATATGGTTTAGTCCCAATTAATTTAATTGGTGGCCAACCTTATGCTGGCTCTACAAGGCAGATGAAGATTGCTTCTAACTATGGTACTGATATCTTTAATGGCGATGTCGTCAAGCGTGCAGCTGACGGTACTGTCCAAAAAGAAACAGGCACAGCCACAGTTACTGCCACAGGTGTAATTGGTGTTTTTGTAGGTGTTTCTTACACTGACCCAAATACAGAACAAAAAGTATTTAAGCAATATTACCCAGCTA